TCTACTAAAGTCACAGGGACAGCAGACTCAGGTACAACAGGTTATATGGTTGACGCTGCAAGGACAGAAGCAGAGGATTATTGGAAAGATGGTTATATAGTGTTTTCTTCCGGAGATAATGACGGCGAGATAAGAATTGTAAAAGAATGGGATTGGAATAATGGTAAATTTACTTTCGACTATGCATTACCTAATACTATAGCAGCAGGAGATAATTATACGTTGTATCAAGGTTGTGATAAATCGTTGACGAAATGTAAGAGTCGTTTCGCAAACCAAGCTAATTTTGGTGGATTTCCTCAAATTCCACAAGAAATGAACCCTATAATAGAATGATAACTACAGAAAAAAGAATTACTAATGCTGAGATACTTAATAATTTAGTAGGTATTCCATATAAAGAAAGAGGAGATACTTACGATAGTTGCGATTGTTTAGGTATCACTAAATTATATTATCAAGAAAACGGTGTAGAAGTACATGTCCTTCCTGAATCAACACCAACAGATAAGCTCCATAGTATATTAATAAATGAAGTGGTTCGTCCTGAAGATTTACAAGAAGGTGATACATTAATATTCGCAGAAGATGATAATATACATTTATGTGTTTACTTAGGTTATGGAAAATTTCTTCAAACAGGAGAAAACAGCAAATCATATATAGCAAAATTGTCTCAAGAAGCACTTAATAACTGTTTATTCGCTATAAGGCCTCAAAATGGAGTTATATATTTACCTTATGGTGGAGCAAATTGGCTTCGTATAGCATTAGCGATTGTTGGAGCAGCAATTGGTTTTTGGGTAGGTGGGCCTTCAACATCAGCGATGATGTGGGCGATAATATATGGTGCTGCCGCAGGGTATTCAGTAGGAGTTGCAATGACTCCTCAAAAATTCGCAATGGCACAATCTTCTCCACGATACAGCTTTGGAGAACTAAAAAATACAGCTACAAACCAACTTCCAGTCCCTGTAATTTATGGGCAAATTAGAGTTGCTGGAAATACGTTCTTTCAAAATCCTGTTGAAGGCGGCGACACAATAGAAAGACTTATTGGTTTATGTGAAGGTGAAATTGAATCTATTACAGATGTGCGTGTCAATGGCATAGCAATAGGTAGTTTATCAGGTTGTAGTTATACAGCATTTTTAGGGACATCTACGCAGAATGTAGAAACTGATACTGGCCTTGATTTAGACGGAGTTGAATATCGCCATATTGCTTGTATCTATGTTAAATTAGTCGCTTCTGATAAACTAAAAGGTCAGCCTAACGTCACATGTATTGTAGAAGGTAAAAAAGTAAATACTTGGGATGGTTCTACTTGGTCAGGATCTACATATTCAGCTAATCCTGCTGCATGCACAAGAGATTATGCTGTTTCTGATTTTGAAGCGGGTGGTTGCGGACTATCATCGGATAGCTTAGACACTGCATCTTTTGGATTAAGTTATGATAGGTGTAATGCATATGTAAGTGACGGTGACGAGAGTTCAGAATTAAGATATACAATGGGTATTTGTTTAGATCAAAAAAAAGCTGCTATTGATAATCTATCTGAGATGTTGCCTTGTTTTGCAGCAATGATTTTTAGAAGCGGAAGTACTTTAAAATTGAAAGTAAAAACAATAGAAAATGCAGTCCAGTCATTTGATGAAGATGATATAGGCCAGTTTAGTTATTCTCAGTTTGGATATGATGATAATATAAATAGATTTGGAATAGAGTATTTCGATCCAGACCAAAATGATGCAAAAGTATTGGTCTGGGGAGCGCAAGATAATTATGATCAAGAAGTAAATGGCATAGTCGAACGAACACTGTCGTTGATGGGAATTAATAGAAAAACGCAAGCATTACGTTTATCAAATCAATATTTTTATGAATTAAAAGTAACTAATGTGACTTGTAAATTTAACTCTGCTACTAAATGTATTGGCATAGAGCCTGGAGATATAATTAAAGTAACTCATTCATTGCCTAATTGGACTAATAAATTATTTATGGTAGCATCAATAGAAGAATTAGAGGATTATTCATATGGCGTGGCTGCCTTAGAATATAATCCTACAATATATGATGATGCCTACGGCGCAACGATAGAAACATTCGATTACGGTTCACCGCCTAATCCTTATGCTCCCGTTACAGATGTAAGCAATATTTTAGTGACAGAAAGTGTCTATACTGATACAGATGGGACTGTTGTATCGGACTTGAATGTAACTTGGACAATCGCAACAGATGATACTATTCAATACTTAGACCATTTTATAATAGAGTATTCAAAAGATGCAGGATCCTACATACCATATAACACAGGAGCTAAAGGCGACACAACAGCGCTTATACACAATGTTGAAGCAGATTCAGATTACATTGTTAGAATTAAAACAGTGTCTATAAATGGTATAGTTTCAGACGGTGCAACTTCAGCTTCTACTACAGCAGACGGTAAAACAGATCCGCCTGGTAAAGTTTCTAATTTTGGGTATACATTTACAAATGAATTAAAATTAACTTGGGATAAAAATAGCGAAACAGATTTAGATGGTTATGAAATCCGCGACGCCGACACTAATTGGGGAGTACAAAATGCTAACTTAATATATCGTGGTTTAACAAATACATTTACAATAGTAACTCCTGGTTCAAGATCTCCTGGCACATACTATATACGTGCATACAATACATCAGGAATATTCTCCCTTGGTTCTCGCACTGCTAATCCAGTTAATGCGGCACCTACAGTAGGTGGTTTTGGAACAGATGTATATTTTGGTTTTGCTAAAGCACATTGGACTGATTCAGATGATGAAGATTTAAACTATTATGAAGTATGGAGATCTATAAGTAATGCTTGGGGTGGCGAAGAAACACTAGATCAAAGAGTGTCAGGAACATCAGCTATCTTACACGGAGAGAAAGCAGAGCAAGGCACAGCAGACAGCGGAACAAATAATACATTAGTAGATGCATGGTTTACTAAGTTTTCAGATGATTTTTTTAATGGTTGGAGAATTGAAATAACAGGAGGCACTGGTAAAAATCAAGGTAGAAATATCTCTGATTTTACAAAAGCAACAGGAACATTTACTGTATCAGCTGTTTGGGCAGTTAATCCTGATAGTACAAGTGAATTCTTAGTCACAGATAATAAATATTATAAAGTGCGTGGTGTTGATACTTATGGTAATGGATCTTTTTCACCGGCAAAAGAAGTGACGTTTACTAATATAACTGAAGACATGCTTGATGATGCAATATTGACAGCAAGAAAATTGATTGCTGGCGAAGTTATAACATTAACAGCACAGATTAAAGATGCTATTATAACAAATGCAAAGATACTTAATATTGATGCAGATAAAATAATTGCTAATACTTTAGATGCAATAGCAGTAAATACAGGTACATTAAATGTAAGTGAAGAAATAACAGTAGGGTCTAGCAAAGTAGTTATAGATGGTACAGATCAAGTGATTAAAGTATATGATGATTCAAATAATTTAAGAGTAGAATTAGGGTTATTAGCATGAGCGATTTTGGGTTCAGATCATACGATGCAGGGGGGGATATAATTGTAGATGGTGCTTCACTTTTAAATCGTTTTAGATATTCTACAGAAGTGGCCACAGGAGTAAGTAGTAATACCACTTTAAGTGATATTAGTGGAAAATCAACAGTAGAACTCGTCACTATGGTAAATCCGCCAACTACTGGTTTATGGTGGTGGAGTATGGCACATACAGTAACTAGATCTGGAACTACAATTAGTTGGGCACCTGCTTCTGGTCTACCTCTGATAGTATCTAGTGCTAGTTTAATAGAAGTATTCTTATATTCGTAAGGAGAAAATATGGGATATGGACTAAAAATATACAATGATAATGGTGTTCTTATAATAGATGGAAAGTATAGAAATTTCTCAGAGTACACCTCTGGTAGTTTTTCACCTAATTCAAATGCATATACCACTGTGTCATTTACTGCTACTTCAAACTTACCCCTAGTTGGTCTTCAGCCCCAAGAGTTGGGTGTGGGGGGTTCTGTCAGCTTAATAGGTTACACTAAGAGCGGTAGTAATTGGACAGGTTTCGTAGCTTCTTCTCTTTCGATTTCTAATATTAATTATAAAGTTTATACTTCTGACACTGTAAACCCTGCTGATACATATGGACTTAAAGTATATGACGATAGTAGTAATATTGTTTTTCATAGTGGTAAAAAATATTTCGATATACATTTAGTAGACGATAGTGTGGCTATACTACCACCTCCTTTTTATACTAACTATGATATCACTCATTCAGATATATCAAATCCTTACTATTTTCTTTCTCCTGTGGGGTATTGGATATATGGGTATGTAACTGGACCACAAGGGCCTATAGGTTTTTTTAGACATGGGGTTCAAAAAATTTCCAGTACTTCAGTTAGAGTTGGATGGACGAGAGTTTATGGGGGAGTTACCACTTCCCTTGTTTCTGCGGGGTGGAATCCTACTATTAATTTGATCGTATTACAATGAAAAATATATTTATAATTATATTCATCATATTAACTTTTGTATGTATCGTAGCTAATAGCATAGAAGAAATGTACCAGTGTGATCTATGTGGGTTTTATCGTAGTGCAGAAGATACGTATTTTCGCTCAGAAAGAAATCCTAACCACCTTCAAAGTTCTTGGACTTCTGACATAGATTATGTATGTAAGTATTGTATACATAGATTGCCTTATCCTGAACAAAATTT